ACCAGATACTATATTATTATTAGTAGTACCACCAAGCGTAATACTTGGGCCATCCGTCTGGATAAAGAGAGTGCCTGCACCTGTATCTCGAATATAGCTTTGATTACTGACATGGAAGATTTCCAAATCAGTGTCAGGTAGTGAATTACCAAAACCGAAACCAAGGGTAACACCGTCGGCAACTTTTAGTAGGTTCTCACTTTGGTCAAATCGTATAGTTTTTGATACGTCAGTACCTGATAGAGTAAAGTCCCCGTCCATCGTTCCGCCAGACAGAGACAGTTTTTCAGTGTCAAGTTCTGCAATGGCAGCCTGTACATTTGTAGCGGCAATGCCTCCAGTAGCATCAAAGGTTACAGCCGTTGCTCCGCCAGCAATAGAAACTTTCTCAGAGTCAAGTTCTGCAAGAGCAGTCTGTACATTAGTAGCAGCAATGCCTCCTGCAGGAGTAAAAGTTACACCTGTCGCAGTGGTAGAGGCAGCAGCAGAAAGGGTATCACCTACGAGGGTGATAGGAGTTTCTGTAATACTTACCCCATTAACAACTTCTGTAATTTCTAAAGTAATCTTTGACATTAACGAGTGACCTCCTGCGTAACAGTAACAGTACCTTCGAGAAGGCGAGTTACGATACCTGAATCTACAAGTTCCAAGTCATAATAATACCGCCCTGCTGCAATTGCAGAGGTCTCAGTATTTGATAACTTAGCTGTGATTTTTCCTGTAACACTGCCATCTTCTACGAGGCAAGTGAAAGTTTCCGTAAGTGTGGAAGAGTCTTTAGTCGGTCTAAGTTGCGCTCGCGCAGTATCACCGGAAAGACTCTTAGCTGTTCCTGACTCCTTTACGATGAATTCCAGGGCAAAGTCGGTCCCTTGGTCGATGATTAGGTTATAGCGTGCTGCGCTCATATGATTTCCTCCATTACAGAATTATAACTAAGTTGACATTCTATGTCAAGTTTTATTTTTTAGGTGGTATGGTTAGAGCGGGTCTAACCATAAGTATTGTACATTTACACCCTCGTGTTCGTATGCTAGAAAAAAGTAAAGTATGTCATCTTGTGTCGCTTTACTTTGTTGAAGCGCCAGAATAGCAGTATCAGCCGCAGGTTGTCCTCCGACTGATACTGTTGAATGAATTGTGTCTACACCTTCTGATGTTGTATATCCTATTTTTATCATTATACTGTATGCTCCAATTTGAATGCCCCTGTTGGGAATGTTACGTTTAAATTAGTCGGTAGTACTTTTCTATTTCTGACTCGAAGCCTAAACTCCGTTGCAGTTGATGTCTTTGGGAGCGAGGCAGATAGATAAGTCTTATCATAGAAAGTTTCATTGTTTGGTAACGCAATAACACTATGTCTATCAGTAGCGTCATCAAAACCTGATTGAATTTGAACAAATCCGCTGGCCGAAGTAAAGTTTTCTGCACTGTAATGAACCGTGTCTCCCGAGTCAAAACTAAGACTTGCATCTAGGTACTCGATATATGTTCTATTGTTTGGGGCATCATAATATACTCCAATTACATCACCTTGTCCACTACTTCCATCAGCTGCCGCGCTAACACTGCCCGCAGAGCCAAACTCTTTTAGCTTGTTTCCTGAGATATAGACAGTTTCTGCAGAGAGACCTGCTGATACTGCATCTGCAGCTGCTGTTCCCAGGTTAGTGGCTGCGGTACCTTTTGCTTTCATTTCCAAGTGTATAGAATACTCTGTGCTTTGAGTACTTCCTGTGCCATTAAACGCTTTTGTAGATAAAGTTCCACTAACTTTAACAGCCTTCGCCACGCCTTCCGGTGCAGGAATGCTAAACTCTTGAATAGTGGAATAAGTACCGAGTGTAGAAGCAAGCGTGTGATCTCCTGTCTGAACAGCTCTAAACTGTGTAGAATATTCTTCGTTAAAATCACCTGACAGCTTATCTACAGTAAGAGAGCCTGCTGTCAACTCACCTGCGAAAGTACCTGTAGCACCTGTAATACTACCGGAGAAAGTACCAGACGTAGCAGTTAGGTTACCCGCCATATCTACTCGGAAAGGCGCACTTGCGAAAGTAGTATTACCAAGAGACAGCCCGTCTGAAGTAACTTTTAAAACGCTGCCATTTTCTCCTCCTAACTGAATAGGCATATCAGAAGTTCCAGCCACTGTAGACCCAGGGAGCCTGTAGAGATTACGCATTTGTGCATTTGAAATTGGATCATCAAAAAACTTAATCTCAGTAAACTGACCTACAAATTTATTTTGTGTCTGCGGTGATGCCTCTGTATTTACACCAAAAACAATAGGACGAGCATTATCTGTAAGGGGCGTATACCCTGTTTTATTAAATATCTCTTCACCGTCTAAGAAGAACTTGAAATTAGTTCCATCATATACAATACCTGCATGGTGCCATTGATTTAACGTTATTGCATTAGTCTTAACTACTGCTGCTCCAGTACCTGTAGCTTGGAGCTTCAGATCTTGAACACCATCAGCTGCTTCGTTCTGGCCCATGTACATAGCCCAATGGTTGTTATTATCTCGAGTAAGTAGTCTAGCATTACCACTGCCGCTACTAGAAGTGGACTTAAACCAATAACTAGCAGAGAAGCCTCCGGACTCAAGTGCATCAGCTTGTGAGTCTGACAAAAGTAACATGCCATCATCGTTTACAAGGCTGTTACCAGCAGGAGATTGTGTAGAAACAGTAGGAGCTGTTCCAATGGCTTCTCCGTGCACTGCTGCAACAGTTTCTGTTATATAATCACCATTAACACTATTAGAGGGCCAGTAGTATGCTAAGGTACTGTCGTCTGACTCTACTAGTGTGGGGGTTGCTGTAGCTAGCGAGGTGTAGGCATTAAATATAAAAGAAGATCCTGTCTTATAGATACTACCAACAACAACATCATTTATAAAATCCACGTCAAGATTACTGGCCCTAATATGGGAGGAACTTACTGTATAGTTACCATCTTTATTTAGGTATAAAGTTGTATTGTCCCTAATATGAGTAATTCTTCCTAGTACCGTAGGGCTGTCTCCTGTGCCCGCAGCTAGAATATCACCTATCTTGAATTCTGTAGTAAAAGCGGTTCCGCTGCCTTTTATCAGGTTGCTATTTGCGGCTTTCGATATACTACCAGTTTTCTGGGCACTAAATCTGTTTGTTGCATTGCCGGTCCCGGCATCATACCAATAGTCTTCTCCATAAGCTTCGCGATGAAGCTTAACAAGCTTAACCTTATCAGTAGCATCACTATAGTCTAACATAATATAGAACAGATCAGACTCAAAGATGTTACTAGTGCTAGGAGTGTACGAGATGGCTGGCATATCCGAACAGTCCTGTGACCAAGCAGTAGCAGTAGTAGAAGTATTCTCTTGCAGTCTTCCGTTGCCGTCCGACTTGACTTTATAGCTGCTTTTTTCAAATTGAAAAAGACCTGCCTCGTCTGTAAACATACTAGTGTCTGAGGTACCTCCAGTGGCCATGCCTAAAGCAACTCTTTTTACGTTTTGCCCGTAGACATCTTCAAACTCGGCCACTGTTTGCTTGACCCTGGATTTGCTTCCTATCACACTTACAGCTTTTACCCCAAAAGTGTAAAAACCGTTTTCAATCCCCTCAAACTTATAATACGTATCTGTTTTAGGTACTAAGATAGGGGATTCGATTTCTTCAATATTGTGAGTTATTTCATATTCCTCTAAATGTTCGTATGTAGTAAGGGCTCCTCCCTCTAGCGCGCTCTGGTCAATATTAGATTCTTCAATATCAGAAAGAGTTCCCTGACTTGCCGGGGCTTCCCACTCAAGTATAAACTCATTTCCGCTTATGGAAGGGTTTGGAAGTTCTGTAACAGTTACGCTCTGAACTGTAGGAACAGTATCTGTAGGCAAAAGTCTTGGAGCAATAGTGTCCTCCACATAAGTAGTGAAAACACCCTCAATAGCAGAGAACTTTTCATCATAGTGTCGAACTCCTATTAGCCCATAGCTTGAATCGTCCTCTTCCACTATAGATAGGATTTTATAAGGCAGCGCTGCAGCATCGGTAACCGCACCACTATTGGCGGTTTCTTTTAGTACCCATATATGAGACTTGCTAGGTAGACTAGAGAAAGCGGTACCTACAGAAAGCTGTGATATATCAGTACCTGCACTGGTCGATACAGTTCTTGTCTCTACTCGATGATTCTCTGAAAAATCAAGAAGCAGGGCATCTGTCGAACTAGCTGCAGCTTTTGCGTTTGTGGAGAAAGCTTTTGTGCTTATATCCTGCAAAGTATAAGTACCATCACCATTACTATCAATAAACGCCTGCGGGATTAAATCACCGCGCACATAGTTCACTGAGTCAATAGTTGCGGAGTCTTGGGCCAATGTTGCAGCTTCGTCGATAAACATTACACTAAGATCGTAGCTGGAGGTAGCTAATAGTGCTACGGGCGAATCGAGAGGTATAGTAGTCTTAGAAAGAGGCACAATCTGGTTAGTATAAACACGTAAGGCAGATATAATACTGCCCGACCATGCAGTAAGTGCATAGCTCCCTGCACTAGCGCTTTGACCGATACCCCAACCACCAAGATTACTACCCGACCAAGTGCTTCCTTGCATGGCTGAGCCGTCTGTTGTAACTAGATCAAAATAGTTCTTGCCGTCAATCCACAATCTTGCTTGTCCTGCAGCAGGTTGCATCTCCCACGCTACAGTATGGGCGCGACCATCAAACTCAGGAATTTGGCTAACAGGTATTTCTCCGAGTACACAGGCAGTACTGGTTTCGGTAGCTGTTCCGTTGCCTGCGCGGAATACAAAATTATCTACCCCTCCGATATCTCTAATACCTACGTACATCCCTGTTCCGGTGCCTCCATATTCCATTAGACATTGGTCCTCAGAGAAGGTAGTAGGTAAGATAACTTCTCCTGCCATTACAACATTCTGTGCGCGGTGTGCATTAGTAAAACCGCTAGCACTAGTAGCGATACCTCCTGCGGCATAACTAGCTGAAACAGACAAACCCGCTTCTAAGTTGCCTGAAATCCTACCTCCGTGTCTAAATCCGGATTTATCTGCGTCCTGTACGTTCACAATATCACCAGGCTTTAGGAAGGAGCCGTTTAATCCTGTAGCAAATTTAACAATCTCTGTTTGGTTTGCAGCAGTCCAGAGTTTCCATCTACCGTAGCGAAGAGCTTGTCCAAAGCTGGTACACCCAAACGCCACTGCGTCTTGGCTAATAATTTTTCCAGTTTCTAAAATATTATCTCTATCCTCTATAAGCAGAGGCTCTGGCTTGTAGTTAATATCTGGGTTGTTCCATGTCACTACTACTTGGTTAACGCGTGTTTTACCACCTGTACCTTCGTACTCAAAAGTCCCATCAATAACATTAGCTTTAGAGAAGTTATATATTGGGCCGGAGGGCGCATCTTGTACAGCAGTAACTTGTCCGTCAATAAAGTATAATATAGATCTAAAAGTAGATAGCATATCTTTTAATATTTTAAAAGAATCTGTTTTCTTAGTCAGAAAGATGTTGCTAGTAAATCTAGGCTCTTTTGTATCGTTGCCGGAACCGTCATCTACGAGTTCGTCACAGTATCGTGCTATTTTATACAGTTGATATATGTCAATATCGGAAGAAGAGAGGAAGTCTCCTAGTCCATATCTATTGTTTACCATAATATCAAAAAAGATCCAGGCAGGGTTATTTGTATACACTAAAGTATCTCTGAAACTACCGTCCCAATCTTGGTAAGTGCTCTGCACCACGCCATTGCTATCTCTATTATAAGTAGCGTGTCCCGTAAGGCTCTCTTCTCTTGTTACATAATTTGAAGGCACTCTTACCATCAGGCCTTGCAGATGGTAAGATCGCTTTGGTGTACTATTAAACTGCTTACTATTAAAACCAACTTTAGCCATTGCAGCATATGGGTGAGATAAGTTCTGCTTAAGTATTGCCACAGTTTGCGAAATAGACGTGCTAGATATATTAGTCGTCTCTTCAATAACATCGCCCTTCCTATTTACAGCGTCTCCGTCGTGTGGAGTCTTCCTACTAATTACAAACTTAAAATCTGCGATAGGACCATACCTTTCCATATCAACAGTTACTGCCCAAGATACTGAACTTTTGAACTGGCCACCATGCGTTAGGTTATCGTGTAGGACAAAAGCGGGAGAAAAGCTACTAGATCCATCTTCCTGAAGGGCTAATGTTACCTTATACTGAGCAAGGTTCTCGCTTTCCTTGCCTTCATCATCTATCTTATAAAGCGCGGGATATTTAAAGAAAATCCTTACCTCACTAACGTTTCTGATTTGAGATGCAGTAAGGTTGAAACCCGTATCAGAAGAGCCTACTAGTGTTTTAGGAGCTTCTGAGCCTCCGAAGTCGTTGCTTTGCTCAATGCTACCGCCTGCACTCGGTACATTTGATACACCGACAGTACCAGGCCCTGCCTCCCCTGAGAAAGGGTGCTGTACTTCTCGGCCCGTTCTAAATTGTGTTTGAACACCGGGGTAATTATTCAAATAGTTATTTAGCTGTGTAATATTCCCATTGTAGAAGGTCCCTGAAAGGTTAAAAGAGTAGGGCGTCGCGCTACTCGTAGGGTTACCTGACCACGCATTTTTTAGAGTAAGCGTGTTACCGTCAATAGCTGTAATTTCTGCAATTTTATCTACAAAAAGTTTATAAGAGCCATTGCGTATAGTAAAACCGGAATTTCTGAGATTGGAGCCCGGCTGAAATAGACACTTATTTACAGAACCCGAACCAGAACTAGCCGTGTAACTCAGAAACCCAGCAATAGGCTCTCTACCTATATCATATAGAGAGTCGCTGTCTGGTATAATATGAGCCGGCACATACGTAGCTAAGTCGCTGCCTAAAGCAGACCTGTCGGACATCATAGCGGCTGTTAAGGAGTTCGCTCCGCCTACAACGGCAAGCTGTCTCATGCTTCGATCCCCTACTCTCGCTCTACCAGAGACCTCAGACCCGAGAACAGTAACCGCAATAGGACCTGTAAAGTTCTGCACGGTTAGCCATCTCTTAGCGGTTGTGGGTGTTATAGCATCGGCTTCAATATCCTCCGCTATCTCACGAGTGAGACCCGCAGGAGCATTATTTATAGTAACTGAAGTAGATCCATTTGTTGTTGATACAGTCATAGTTCCGTCAATGGAATACAGCCCCGACTCTTCTGGAGGTACTGACATGGCATCATTAAGATAAACACCCGACTCAGCCCCTACCAGACCTCTAATAGGCCCTTCACAGATCAAATCTGTTATAACTACACTCTGTTTTGAGAATGGCACTGCGTTAGTGGCTCCAGCTCCTCCTCCTCCTCCTCCTGCTCCGGGCATTACGCGTACTCCCTATATTTTTCTGAATCTACTATATCTAGATTATTGTTTCTGTCAATTATTACGTTATTGTTCATAAATTCTCCTTGAGATAGATTGAAAGCTACCGGTCTGCCTGGCACCCTTAATTCTCCGTATAGTACGGGAATAGGGTCTCCCTCGACCACTAGCTGTTGAGTTCCTTGATATATATAATCGGTAATCTCTTCGTCTACAGCGGGGTCTGGTGCCAATACCTGCTGCATCCCCGCAGTAGCTAAACTAACGGCTAAGCCCATAGCCATTGTCTGCATACCTGAAAAGCTTGCTGACAAACCTGCGGACCAGGCACTTGCTCCTGCTGCCGCCTCTCCTGCGGCAATTGCCGCGGATCCGGCTGTAACAATTACAAGATATGCTATAGCGATTGCCGCTAAGATTTTACCTACGCCGGTTTTTGAACCTGCGGGTATAGAAGTGATGGTGACATCTCCTTCTTGCAAAGGAACTAGCAAGCCTTCTTCAGACTCTACTGATTTATCTGCCATATCTATTGTAAAGCCTACATTTTTATCTACGCAGTCTAATACGTACTTTTTAAACTCGGGCCTGTTTGCATTTATGCACTTTAATATGTCTTGATAAGAGTCTGCGTTTACATAAAACACTTCCCCAAACTTTTCTTTTAGCTCTCCGGCTAAAGTAACTTTACGACGCATAACGATATACTCCAATTATATGTTTTTTCCAGAAAGGGTAGATACTCTCTCTGCAAGATATTCTGTTTTGTGCATGATGATATAGTAAATCATCACCTAAATATATTCCACAATGATTACCTAGTGTGGATCTGATTGCAAAAATAAGTAAGTCCCCTTTTTGCATATTACCTTCAACTTTCTTGAAACCCCAAGTACTAATATACTCTTCTGTGAAATAGTCTATTCCTTTTTCCCACCAGTCGTCTTCAAATGGTATTCTTTTTGGTAAGTCAATCCCCTCGGCTTTATAGTAATCTATTCCTGCATCTAAACAGTCCGAGACTCCAAACTCATAATCTCTACCATACAAAGGCTTTGACAAGGTCTGGGGTTTTATTGTATTTAACTTCATGTCCGGATAACTGAAAATGTGATAAGGTATCTTCGTAGCATTGCAATAGTTTATATCCGAAATACTAGCCTCATTGCTGGCATCTGGGTGACTATGAACTACAGCTACAATATCGCAGCTTCTTGATATTTTTAAGTATTGCTGAGAGTCTATTATAAAGTCTTCCGTACCTGTTGCTACGTTATCGCAAGGAAACCATTTTAACTCACCCTTAGCTACTCCTAATACTCCGCAACCTTCTTTAGGGTACCACTTTTCAAAATGGGCCTCTATCTCCTCTAAAAATTGTATCATATTAGAATTTCTGAGTTCCTGGGAACCCTCCAAAAGGTAAAACGAAGTTTCTCTTCATAAAAGTAGGAGGATTATTATTTGTAAGAGAAGAAGTCGGTGTGAAACCAAATCTACATTGACAAGAATTAAGTGTCTTTCCGCATAAATCAATCCTAACCCAAAAAGTCTTGTTAGTAGGTAGAATGGTCCCTGCAACACTCGTAGAGGAGTTATGTCCTAGGTAGCATTCATATATTGCATTGCTATGTATTACTAAGTCTCCTAAAGAGTAGTCCTTATCTGTAGCATCATGGTCTTCGTAAAGACGCACCTCTTTCCATAATTGCTTGTCGCTTGTAGTACTTGGCTCTTTAGGTGCGGTTGCAGTATGGGTTACCTGTACCTGCCAGTACTTGCCTCCATTAACTACATAGTGAGGAACATCAGAATTTACATTGGGCGTACCAATTTCAATGATACCTCGAAACCCGTAGCGCTGGCCTGCTGCCCAAGCAGGGGCGTTCGAAGACTGAATAGCCCACGACTTAGCAACTAAAGGAACATCATTTACATCGAAAAAAGCTCGATGAGATGTAGTCGTTCCTGAGTTCAAGTTTAGGTCTACAATTACCTCACTGCCCGATCTAAAAGAGCAACCTCCTCTAAGGTCTTCTGCTCCTTGGTAGACCCATGAGCAGTATTTCCCTACAACTTCTCTTCTGGGAAGTGTTATGTTTTGTAAATCATAGGGCGCTGTTACTTCAAAGGTAACAGATGAAGCATTCTGACTCGCGATTCTATCAATAACATATTTGATTACGGAGAACTCAGTAGGTGCAGTTCCTGACGAACCTGCAGCATACTCTCCATGTAGATGCTTCTGGAGGGTTCGACGTCTAACTAAAGTTCTACCCACTAGGTCATCGTTTTTGAAGTCTCCTGATATACCCGTAAATACGCTTACTATATTAGCAAGAGTAAAAGTAGGTCTATGAGATGCTCCATCTGATTGAAGCTCTAATCCCTCGATTAAAATAGGAAAGGCTGTGTAAGTTCTAAGCGTGTACGGAGCGTTGCTATCTCTAAACTGTACGGTAGTTAAGTCGGACTCAGTGCCTGAATGAAGGTATATTACTGTACCATTAGACAAAGTCAACTCAAATAGATTGACTAGTGCGGAACCCGGCTCCAGTTGTTGTAAATCTGTTGCAATTATATCACTCATGGCTCATAAACTCTTCTTAGTTCTACTGTTAATGTGTAAAAATCGTCGTAGGTGTACATAGTTGCATAAGTAGCGCAAACCACTTTCACATCTTTTTCACCTGTTCTAGTTGTATTGTTTGAGTCTGGTAAAGTCAGTGTAAAAGCTGAGGCACCCGCCATTGTATCCAAAAAGACAACTACATCGTCTACAAACTCTTTCGTTCTAGTATTGAAGCTTAGACTATACTTCTCTTCGATGGTATTTATACCATTTTTTGTTCTCTGCTCATATCCGTCCCCAAACTTTGCGCTAATAACTCTAGGGGTAGTGGCTCGTGTCAAAGATTTATCAGGAGTAGCATAGCTAATGCCTGTATATATGAATCCCAATGCCATTATGCTGCTCCGTAGGGACTAAGTATCCCGCCTGATCGTTTCTGAGTATGCAACTCTTTTTGAACCGCGGCAGCGACTGCGGCCCCCATTTTCTTCATATCCATACCTTGTCCGCCTTGTGTAGTCGCCTGTCCATCGCTTGCAACATTTACTGTAATATTGTTATTTGTGATAGCACCTGATCCTTTCATTTCGACAGGAATTGAGTTGCCATTCGGCAGAGGTACTACTGCTTCTGTTCCATGTAATACTGCAGGGTATCCCGAAGTGGAACCTCTTGCTACACCGCCGGCTGAGTAACCTTTAGGAGGCATGGCTATGCCTCCGTTTCTAAACCCTCTGCTGTTTCCCAGATGCCTTCCGCCCCCAAAGCTACTGCCACCTGTATATGCTCCAGCCTGACCTGCACCCCTGTGTCCGCCCGATGTAGTGACTGTAGTCCCACCACTAAATCCGCCTATCGCCATTTTGAGAAGTTTAACGACTATCAGCTCCGCAATTACTTGAGTCAACGCTTTCAAAATTCCTTGAGCCATGCTCGCAAAAGCCTGTTTTACCGTCATAGTACCGTCTATCAAACCAGCAAACGCAGTTGTCATATTAGACTCAACAGCACCGGCCAGAGTCTGTGTAATCTTGTGGCCGTCTGTTAGCGCAAGGTTGGCTCTTCTAACAAGGTCTTCTTGCAAAATTAGTTCACCATTTATCTTTTCCAGCTCTGCTAGCTGTGCTTGTGTAGGGTTTACTACTGTTTGTAGCATATCCCTTTTTAATTCGGCCTGCTCACGCATCTGATTAAGTTTTAACTCAGCCTGTGCTACTTTATTTAGTTCTTCTCTACGCTTTTTAAGTCCAGGAAACTCTATATCAGGAGCATCTAAGGTTTGCGCTATATTTAACGTTTGAGCCTCTGAGGCGTGGCGTAGTTTTTGCTCATTTAACTCTCTAATTAAAGCGATCTCAGCAGTTAGTCCTTTGATTCTCTTCTGTTGCGCCTCCGCCTCTACAGCATTTGCGGCTTGTATAGAATTCTCTAGCTCTAGCTGTGAGTTAAGCGTTTGCAAATACTTCTCTGCCTCTGTCTTTGGAAAGAGCTTGTCTCGCAAGGCTTGCCCTGTTCTAGCATTTTCGATACGAAGTTTGGTAACTTGAGCTATCTGCTTACCCAAGTTTTGATAGTTAAGTATTGCTGCTAATAAGGCGCCTTTTTCTAGCTTCCTGCCTGCTAGAGAGAAGGTAAGTACTCTATGTAGTTCTTTACCTTGGGCACTGTTTTTTAGCTTAGCATCTGTTTCCATATCCAGAACCGCTAATACGTCTGTAAGTTGAGTTCTAAACTCTTTTGTTGAGGCGATCTGAGCCTCTAAGCTGTCTCGATACTGCTGAGACGCGGGTGTATCCATAGTATCTCTCAGCTCTCGGATCTGTGTCTGTAGCGCCTGCCTAGCAGAACGATTCTGTTTTCCTGTACCCAGAGCGTCTAGCTCAGTTTTTAGAAGCGCTAATTTATTCTTACTCCCAGTCGCAGCCGCATCCAGAAGTTTTAAGTCTGCTACTGCAGAAGCAGAAGAGTTAATCCCTTTGGTTAGCTTTTCAAGATCTGTGGCGCTATAGTTAGAGAAAGCTTTACCAATATTCATGATAACGGCTTCTGTGGCAGTGCCTTCCCTATTTATCTCTTTCTGTATAACTAAAAAGTGTTTTAGATCTGCGGACACTTCTTGCATCTTCTCCCCAAGGCGATCCGTCGCTTTAGTTACTTCCTCTGTAGCCTCTTTTTGGCCAAAAAGACCTTTTACAACCATAGCTATACTGGCGAGCATTCCAAACCACCCAATGGCACTAAATGCCACGCTCATGAATCTTGCTGCGCCAGCCCCAAAGGACGCGACTCTTGCCATACTTGATTTTGCAAAAAGCTCGAACTTTTTCAGTCCTAGCTTTTTTTGTTCTTGTGCGTTATTAAAGTCTGCAACCATGCGTTTATTAGCTACGGTATTTGCTCTCTGCATGTTAGCTAAATGCGTAAGGAAGTCTTTTAACTCTTTTCCACGCAAAAGCTTTTTCTTTGTCACTTCATCTCTCAGTACTTTTATCTGTCGATTGCTTAATTGCTTTCCTGCCTGCGCTTGAGCGAGGATAGATCGGGAGGCTCCTGGGGGCAGCCCTTTGAGTGCGCCTGCAACTCCTGCTTGTGCCGCTCTTGGGTCTACGTCTGGTTTGCGAGCGTTTAAGGCTTTTTGATAGTCTTCTGCGCGCTTAGTAGCAGACTTAAAACTTGCGTCAGCAGTTGTAGCTATAGCTGCTGTTGCAGCCGCAACATTTGCCAAGCCTGGGAGGACAGCTGTTAATACGGGCTTCATTAAAAGGCCAAAAGCTAAAAGAGCTAGTCTAGGTGTTTCAATTAAAAGATCCGCTAAAGGCCCTGCAGCTTTTTCTGCCAGCAGCTTTAACTTATTGGTAACATCATCGAAAGCTTTGCCTAGTTTTGCATATCTATTGCTACCTACGGAGGTTATATCCATTATTCTGCCGTACTTTTCTTCTGCTTGACGTAGAACCTCGTTAGTAACTGCCTGGGACTTCTCAAAAGTAGTTAAAGCTTTAACATCCTTGTTAATAGCAAGAGCGTAATTTTTACTTGCGGTTTCTAGACGGAGAATAATACCCAGTTCATCGAGCAGTTCTGGTTCTGCTTTTGTTACACCACGAACGAGTCGATTAAAGGAGTCAGTAACATCGCGACCAAGCATAGCACTCGCATCTTTTGCGGCCTTACCAAGACGAATAAGCTGATCAGGATCTAGTCCAGATGCAATACCTATAGCTGCTGCTTGAGAAGCCTCCTGAAAAGTTACCTGAGCGTCTGTTGCTGCAATAATATCACTTGTAAGACTCTTCATCGCAATACCAGTAGCCGAGGAATAAGCGACCTGGCCTTGCTGTAGGATCTTGAGATCTCCTGCTCGCTTTAGAAAGTTATATGCTGCACTTATGGCAAAAAGAGATGCGGCTAAGGTTGCATAGGCGGCTACTAAACCTCCTGTGCCCTGCTGCATCTTAGAGAAGGCTTTCGTACTATTAGACGTGGCGTTTGCGACACCTTTGTGCTTTTTTGAGTACTTGTCGGAGCTATTAGCAGCTTGGTCTAAACCTTTAGCGGCATTTTTTGCGCCTAGGCCAACCTTCTTGGTTGTACCCTTGTCATCTACTTTTACGTCTATTTGAACTTTATTTTTCGACATTAGCCTTTCACGTTATGGGTGAAATTTTTTCCACCGCCCGCAGAGCTCTTTCGTTCCTCTGCCTTTCGTTTTCTTTCTGACTCTTCTGCTCTAGTTTGTACTATGAGTCCTTCGTACAATTTCAGTATATACATCATTGTGCGTGGCTCTTCAACTTCATACAAACTAAACAAGTATTCTATATTTCCCCACTGTTTCCCCAGGTAGCTACCAGACATGCCTTCCCATTTGTCTTCGAGTAGTCCAAATAGAAAAAATGCCACTTGGACCTCCACGGGAAAATCCGAGGGGTCGAGCGGCATCTTTTGGGGGTCGGGCTCTTGCCCTAATTCTTCGCAGATACGTAAATACTTATCTAAATCAAGTGACTTAGACTGCTTTACATATCTCTCAAGTAGGGCGTTTATCTCCCCTACTTGTTCCCAGTAAAATTTTCTAGATCGCCCACTGTCTCAGTAACCCAGCTATCAAAGTCGCTGGAGTTTCTCATCAAAAGTTCTGCGTTGTCGTGGGTGTATGCAAGTTCATCGTCTGGGTCAAGTTCCGAGATATCTACCAAAAGAAGCTCTTCTAGGTAACGATACTTTAGGCCTGTCCAGCCTTTAATGACTGCTTTACAGTATTCTAATAAAAACTTATCTTCGTCAAGAATTTCTTCAGGCTGACGAGTCTTTTTACTAAACTTAGTGCTAACACATTTCTTACGAAGCTTTACTAACTCTTCTCTGCCCAAATAACATAGGCTTACTTCCATTCCTGTGTAACCGGGGAAGTCAACTGATACTGTCTTACTTGGTGTCATTAGAGTGGCTAATGAAATAGGGGTGTCGCTCATGTTTTATCCTTTCTATATAAATTATGGTTAAAGAGCAGGAAAGTTATTTTCCGTGCTTCTATTTTGTACTACATAGTATAATGCAGTAGGACCTAAAAGTCAAGAACTATTTTTTACAGGGGACGAAAAAAGGGACCGAAGTCCCTTTTTAGCGAGTTACATTTTTATATTAGACTGCTAGGCCCTTATAAACAATTGTAGCTTCATCTGCGTTATTGATAGTAGTAGGCAAAGCATGGAAGTTAACCTCTAATGAGATTACGTCTTCAATACTATGCGTAGGTACTTCTAAATGACAGGTCGGTAAAGTTACTTTCATTGTAGGAGCAGAAGTACCGCCGATGTCAAACACTAGGTTGAAATCGTTAGTTACAATACCTGTAGACTCAATTAAGTCTTCAAACAAGTCTGCGCTTCCTGCTGAAGAATTGCTCAAGTAACAAGTAAAGCTTCCGCCAATATTACGTGTACCAGTTACGTGACCAATCGGCTGATTGATTACACCCAGAGTTTCTGGGGTCAGGTAAGTAATGTTGTTCTCAAAATTCAAGCTTCCGCCTGTTAATGTAAGAGTGTACGAACCAACAATAGAGCCTTCTGCAGTATTTCCTGTAGTAGTCAAAGTAGTAAGACGGTTACGAATAAAGTTATTCGTAGCAGAGATACCTTCATTGATAGTCACAGTAGGGACATCAGTGGCGTTAATTTCTGTAATAAGAGATGCAAAGCCAGCCCAGTTAATAGTAGCAATACCATCAATATCAAAATCAATACCTGCACTATTTACTACGGAAGATGTTAGTTTGTAAGCCTGGTGAGTTGCGTCGGCGATAGTGCCACTACCCATTACAAAGTAAATATCATAGGTCTTTAAAGTTACTAAGTTTGAACCTTCGAAATCAATGGTACAAGTTGTGGTGGTGTTGGCAATATTATCAGACCAAACGGACTCGCCACCACCTGAAGAAGGGGTGAAACCTGCATTACCTACTAAACCGTTCCAAAGGGCTTCTTCGACTGCGTGCACGTGTGCGTCGGAACCAGTATCTTCCCAACCGCCTGTGGCTGCCGCAGTAGACGCAAAAGGACGTGCATATGTGCTGAAAGACCATTCTGCAGGTGCATAAGAGTCATTGAACATTTGACGAGCGCGTCGGCTAGTTGTACCACCTGAAGTGGCCATTTCGTTTAGAGTAATTTCGGAAGCATTGGTAGCTTGAGAAAAAGAAAATCCGTCAAGAACCGGAATCTCCCATGTTGTAGTACCGTCTGATACCATTACTCTGGTGTTTCTGCTAAAAAATAAATTATCAGCCATGAGTTAATCTCCTGTATTATCTTGAAAAGGCTTGGGCGTGAGCTTTTGCTCGTGCCAGCATTTTCTAATATCGAACCTCTATCAGCATCTCCCCGACGCCTAAAGGTTCAAGTACACCTTCATCAGTATCTATACTGATTATAGTGATTTGTTGTGTAGACTGACTGTTACCTGTACGATCAGTATACGTTAATCGTGAATTTTCTTCTATTACGGTTTCTATATCTTCTAAGAGGCCGTCTAAGGCAGCTACAGAGTCTTCATCATGTACATAACATCTAATAGTTATAGACATAAATCTATCTTTGTACCCAGCACCTTGATACGCTCTTGTTTCTGAGCCTGCGTTCAAATGTACTGCAGGAAACTCCTCTACTTCATCCCAAAACTTTAGTCTTGGAGACACATTATCGTTTAACTCGGTCAGGTACGCACCTCCTCCGTCAATCGATTTTAGCTTTGCCACAAGAGCATTGATAATGCTCAGGCGTCTTGTGGTATAGTCTCTTTCTGCCATTACACTCTCCTAGTGTAGAATCTACCGATCGCAAACTCTGCTGCAATCTCTCTGATGGATTTATCAATGAGACTTCTTGGGTCTCTTTGACCGTTTGCCCAAGGTGGGGCACCTGCCCCGTCCTCGAACACCTGATAAGGATCTCTCTGATAGGTATAACCTATACTTGGGAACCCTTTATTGGTTGCCATAATATCAGTTGCTCGTACACTCTCTGCAAAGCGCCCTGTTTGGTTTTGTAGGCTAGGGCTGTTCATATTCTTTCTTACAGTTTCGGGAAGCTCTTTGTTAATCGCTGCAAGTAAAGCTAGTGGTGCCCCCGCAACGCCTTTTTTAGCAGTAGTAGTTAAAGTTGTTTTATCACTATCTTTATACTGCTTTTTTGTTCCTTTCGGCTTCTTACTTTTAAGAGTTCCTTTACCTTTTGATCTTTTTACTTTTGTAGACTCTGTTCTGACTTTGGCCTTACGGCTTTTTCGTAAAGGACCAACAAAGTCTTCAATTATAATCTTTCTTCGCTTCTGTACAGATGAATCCGAGCCTTCTATATAGGCCCATTCTTGACCAATTTGTTCGGCCGCTTTCTTTAGGGCTTTATTTAGCTCTAGTACCTCATTCTTTTCTTTAGAGGTAGAAGCTCGGTTAATTGCCTTACTCTCCATTTTTACACGAATAACGTCAAGAGGAGGGCCTTTATCATCTTTACCTATCTCGAAGGTTATTACTCCCGCAAGCTCGTCTATAACTTTGCTAGCTAGAGGGCTGAGGGTTTTGTTCCCATCGAACTTCCAGAGGGCTTGCTGTACTTTTGCTGCTCGTTGAAGAGAAACAGAGCTATCCTTTTCATGCCCTAAATCAAGAAAACCTTTTCTACTTGAGATTAGCTCTGCTCGACTCTCTTCTTTCCTACCACTGTTTAGCTCTCTTAGTTTTTTATTTAGAGCCTTAATTAGAGGTCTTTGTGCAACCTGTTTCATTCTTTTAAAAGTGTTAAACACGTTTGCACTTCTGCCGGGCTTTGCTGCTAGTACGAACGTAAAGTTAAGGGAACCCCCTTGTAGCTCTGACGTTCTAGTCCATTTCTTGCCTGTTTTATCGAACTCTTTTGGGTGAAACTGCTTGTAAAGAGTTCTTACCATTTTTCGCACTTCTTTGCGAACAATATCTCTAGTGCCCTGCGACAGTGTGCTTACACCCTCTCGGGCTTTCATTTCAGTCTCTACTTGTAAGATAATGTCTTCGGCATCAAGTGTGAACTCGTGAATCTCATAGTTACTAATAAGTGTTCTGTATGCTTCTGAGCTTTTCTTAATGTCCTTCTCTATATCTTGTAAGACGCTTAGTAAGGATACTTTAGACATTAGAAGTTCTTATAAAGATCCAGTATACGTTTGATATGATCGGGGAAGCCTACATTGCCAGACTGCCCAGAAGTACCTTGGTTCTGGATGCTTGCGCCTGACAAAGTCTGACGCTGTTTATGTTCGTCTTTATGGTAGTACGAAATTAAGTCAATTACTGCTAACTTGAGGTCTGCTGGACAGGCTGAGTAGCCGCCTTTGTAAGTAACTTTAACAGCTCCTGGACCTTTTGCAAAGTTCTTGTATCCGTTCGATCCGTTACTGCGAAGAATCGAGTCAGTCTCAAAATCTACGTAGTAGTCTGAATCGTTTACAAGAGTAGCATAAGAAGATGAGATAGACTCTCTTTCTTCTACAGAAACTACGGAGTTAAGAGGTACCTCGTCTACAGAGACAGTATAGTTATCAAAATCTATATTGAAAGTCTCAGTTTTATTACTAGCAAAAAAGTCTACAAAAGTATTATTGCAGTAAGTTTTTACTAATTGACTCACGGAAGTGACTAATTCTTCAAGACGAACATCATCACCGAAACCAGTGATCTTTTTCGCTGTTTTGTAGTCGTCTAAAGTAATTAAATTTGCCATTTTCTATAAGTCCATTAGTAAAAACTTAGGGGAGCGAACTCCCCCTCGTTTTTTACTCTTTATGCTATTAAGCAGCTGGTCGAACCAATGAAGCACCAACACCAGAGATGATCTGGCTGAAGCCCATAGATTGGCTAGATACGATAGCTGTACGCTGGTTAGCAACTTCGTAGTCAGTCTCAACCTGCAAACCACCCAGACGTGGGATGATGAATGCGTCACGGTTAGCAACAACAGCGTCGCCGTCAACACCAAGCTGGTCACTTACTACAACTGGAGAGCCGTAGAAGTTAGCGATAGTACCAGTAATACGTGCAGCATTATCCATGCCTACCTGCTGGAACTCATCGAACTCGCCTTCTTGGAGCAGCTCGTTATAAGCACCAACAGAAAGGATGTAAACCAGACGAGAAGGATCAACGCCAAGGTTGCCCAGAGCAGCACGACCTGCGATCAAGTCTTTACGACCCATAACAGCCTCAGCGCCTTCGTCAGTAGCAGAAGCATTGTCAAGAATATCTACGATAGTCTTTTCAACTTTCTTAGCCTGCGAGTGTGCAAGAGCGTTCATGATGATTGGCATTACAGTAGCAACCATAACTTCATCAGTGTTGTTGTCGATAAACTGACCAGCGATCAAACGGTTAGTAGTCAGAGTAACATTACCCAGAGCGTACTCACCGTCAGTACCACCGCCATCAGCGATACGGTTACCATCAGTACCGATACCACCAGTGTTAGCAGCAGCCTGAGTTGGCTCCAAACCTACTGGGATAACAGTCTTCTGAGCAGTAACAGGCAGCTCTTCGAAGAAGTTAGCAGTACGGTAGTTCAAACGTACGTTCTCTTCGAACCGGTCGATAGCAGTTTGTTCAACAGCACCGGTGAAAGCAACGTTAGCCTTCTGGAGAGCAGCTTGACCAGTAGCAGTGTCTTCGAAAGACTTGCCTAGTACTTTAGCAACCATAGAAGCGTTCATAAACTCCTTACCGAAGCTAGACATATCGCCTGACTTCTGGCCACGGCCAGAGAAGTCGCGCTTGCTGTTACGCATAGCTTCCATCTCTGAAGCGTGCTCTTTAAGGGCAGACTCATACTTCTCTACTACTTCAGCCATGTTAGCATCTTTAGCAGTTAGTTCTTTTTGCATATCAGCTTCGAGAGCTTCAACGCCAGTTTTAACACCAGTTTCGATGCTTGATTTGATTGATTCAGCTTCAGCAGCTTTAGCAGCGTCTGCGTCTTGAGCGGCTTTTTCAGCTGCTTTTTGCTCGGCCTGCTTCATTGCGATTTTAGCAGCAGTTTCGTCTGCAACCTGCTTCGCAAAAGCTTCCAAGTCGATTTGATTCTTGTCCATTTTGATCTCCTGATCTGCGGAATTAAGTTCCGCGCTTTTCGGTGTGTGGTCACTAGCTATATTTGAAGAAGTATCTTCGTCCTTAGCCAGAGACTGACCGGCTAGATCTACACGATTAGTGAAAGTTTTTTTGAATTCGTCGTATTCCTCAGAGGAATCAAACGACTTCGCGAGCGAAAAAGTAGCTGCCTGATTGCAGGGTACCGATACAACCGATACTTCAAACAACTCAGCGTCCTTAATCATTAGTCCGTCAGTTTCTTTTAGGTAGTCCGCGTCCTTGACTTTGAAACCGACGGAAAAGGCTCCAAGGACACCGTCTTTAACGAGTTCAGCGACATTGCCAGGGGCATTTTTGCTGATCTTACATTCGAGTTCTAAACCATTTGGTCCTGCTTTCATACCTGTGGCTCGACCAATTGGTCTGTCATAGTCATGATTGAACAGAATAATTGGATTCTTCTCAAAGTTTTGTAATCCACCTTTAGTCCAAGCCTCAGCTGAGATTGTATCGCCTGCGCGATCAAAATCTGCTGTACTAGCCATACCACGGATCATTACTGATCCATCGTCTGATTCTGCGGCTTTGAAAGTAGATGTTAGATTAAAAATCTTATTCATATTATTTCTCTACAGTACTTGCCCTGAGTGCTTCTAAAGGGTCTTTGCTTTCCTCTACAGGTTCATCCTGTGGAGGGTTTAGTGCTAATGCACAGAGTTCTTTTTCTGCGCTTTGTACTTTGGTTATGAAAGAACCCCAAGTATTAAAATACTTCTTCCAGGTTCTTCGTAAAACTGCGTCTGGCTTTCCACTTGGGTACTTATCCTGCACCCCTTTATAACTAGAAGGTATCTCACCTATCTCTGCAAACCATACTGCGGCCTTTCTTACTATTCTGTCTTTTGTGTTCATTCTTCCTCTTCTGGAGGCCTACCGCCTTCATCTGGGTTAGCTGCTGAACCTGCAATATTTGCAGGAACTCGTATATCGTTTGCATCATCTCTAGTATCGTACCCAAGAGCTTCGCGAGCTTCGTTCGGGCTAATGATACCGCCATTCACCAATGAGGTGTAGTAGGCTGATGCGTCACGTAACTCGGGCTGCAAAGCAGGCACTCCGGTTACGTCTTCTACAATCTCAAAACCAAAGTAGCGAGAGAGTGCTGAATTTAATTTGTTAATATTTGTCAGTATAGTCTCTAAGTAATACAGACGCATATTCGGGCGAATATTTGCGTTATTTCCAGAGTCTAGTAGGATTGGTGGGACACCGATTGCTTTCAGAATAATCTTTTCGTTTTCTGCAATAGCTGCTTGAAAGTCTAACTCTTTAAAGTTTACATTTGAGATCTTATCAACCTCTAAGCCGCCATCAAGGATTAAAGGATTACGACCCCCGGCATCAGGGCGGTAGCGAGCTTGCCAAGAAGTCATCATACGCTCTTTGATTTTCTCTGAAAGAGTGTTTGGTGACTTTAGTACTAAACCAGGAACTGCTCCGTTCTCGAAAAACTTATCCTGAAACTTTCTCATACGAGTCATAAGCATCATAGTTCGAGTTGCAGGCTTCAGTCGAGATACACCACGGAATACATCGTGGAAAGAGTTTTCTTTAATGTGGATAACTTCTTGAGGAGAATAATCAATATCATTATAGCTATACTTTTCAATATAGGTCTTTGGATCTCCATGAATTACTACATCATCGGCTGGTAAGTGGTAAAGGTGCGCTCCATCAAAGTAGATAAAGATGTTGCCATCAAGAAGTAAGTCTGTGAAAAGATTACGTCTAAATGTGCTAATGTCTTGGAAAGGGTTGGGCTCTTTTGAAAGAAGTAGCTCAACTTTTGATCGCTTAACGCCTTTAACAACGCCAGGCATTGCAATAGGCTTAACAGTAGTGCGTATACCCGCAGAGTCATCAACTACCATGTTTACGGCTCGGTTTACTACTTCGAGTTCTTCATAGTAAAACTCGTAACTGCCTGTATGCTCTCTAGAAGATTCAACATTATTACCCACCCACATCTGTATAGGATTGAGTTTTTCCTCAACCTCTACAGGAGCTTTCTTTTCAAAAGGATTATACCAGGCCATGTTTTTCTCTTTGAATCTCTACCCAGCGCATCTGCTTTTTTGCAGTTCCGAGAGCAGGATCTTTTCCGTAAATTTTATGTAGTGCTAAATGATGGTGATGACACAAAGTCACTGTATGGTCATATAGCTCGGCACTATGTTCTTCAATGAAGTCATCCCTGAGTGCTTGTATATAGTCAGGGTTCAGTTTGTTTTTTGTAAGCCACTGGTTTAGGAGCGGTGTCAAACTATAAAAATGGTGGAAATCAAGTTGCTCTGTCTCGCCACAAATACGACACTCTGTCCCTTTCTCGTACTTGGACTTTGCCTTGTCTCGTACATACTTTACTGCGTCACGTTTTAGTTTAGGCATTTTCTTTCCGGTTCTTCATTTTTCATTAGAAGAATTATATCGAGTTTAAGGTAACTTGTCAATAACTATTTTTCCGTAGGTCATCGCTAGAAGGATACATTTGCAGTAACAAATGAGTATAGTGCGTAGCGAAGTGCGTCTGCCATGTGCGATGCCATGTTATGTTTCGGTTTTTCCTTTATAAGATTCGGATTTGGATCCCACTGATACGCGTCTACACACGAGAGCGATTCCTTCGCAGCTTGATCAACAAAGAGGGAGTCGTTGTCGATAATGGCTGCAACATGGCCAATTCCATCGATGATAGATTTCTTCGCGTTAATAGTTGATATTCCATAGTTCTGCGCGAAATCGAACCTTGTTTGTTGAGCAGCTGAGTCAATATAAATATAATCAATATCCCAACGATCAATGAGTTTTTGGATCTGTTCTGCATGCTGGTCTGTGGTTCTCTCGTTATTAAAATACTCGTCTAGTAAATAGAACTTCTCGGTGTCCCAATCATAAGCAAGTACACACATTGCCGTTGGGTCTCTAAAACCAACATCCAGGCCCGCAAATACGTCCATCTTGCTAGTATCAAAGTTAGCTAGGTCTTGTACCTGAGTCTCAAAGTTAAAGTTCCAGATCTGACCTTCATAAGTATTAAAGTCGGCCTCGTACTCCTGCTTAAACTCTGCCTCTGACATAGACTTTCGTGCTTCTGAAATATCGCTCTCAGACATACGCGGATTATCTTTATAAGTTGCACGAATACTGCACCACTCTGGAAACTCATCTGAAAAGCCTCGCATGAAGAACTCAGAGAACCAGTTATTGCGTCCCCGTGGGGTAGAGATAAAAATTGCTTTTGAATTTGGTTTATCTAGGGTAGGTCGGAGTGCTACGTTGAAAGCGTCTCTGCCATCTGC